GGGTTACGGAATCCCACAAAGCCCCTCTCGGCGTGAACAGGCGCACCGGTGTACCGACCGTGATGCCATTCAATGGAATACGCCACAACGGCATGTATGCGTCAACCGCGCCGGACAATATCTTCCCTGACGGAATGATCGGGTCAGCGGCGGCAGTCGCGTTCGGAGAACCCTTCAACACGGTCAATGCCACATTCTCATTACCGGTCTTGGAATCTCGATGGTAGTGCGCGCAGATGATGTCATTGCGTTTCATGCCCTGCGATCCGTTGGAGATCGTCACCGATTCCGCCGCCGTGATATGCCAGTCCAAGCCCTGGATCGACGCGCAGCCGGTGCCGACCGTCGCCCTGTTGGACGAACTCATCGAGCACTTGAACGCGTCACCCCAGTCGTACACCACGTCAGACTTCGAGAACTTGGCCTGATGGATGATCGCCTTGTCCTCGCTGCTGATATGCGCGGTTCCGGCCTTGCCGTCAACCAGTTCGATGGTCACTGTTCAACCTCCTTCAACCATACTTCAAACGCTTCATCGTCCTTCTGCATGAACGTCATGAACGACGCATTGCACTTGGAACACAATTCGTAGGTGTCAGGCGCCACATCATCCGCGATGCGGGTCGCCTTGCCAGCCGAATAGCGGCGCACGGTGAACCATTCACGCGCCTCCGTATCGCCAGCGGCGACATAAGCGGTCTTACCGCACTTGTCGCACACATACTTCGAGTAACCGTCAGATTTCACTATCCAATCCTTTCAAACGTAAAACAGCCAAGCGAAGGCAACTGCCGCCAAGTCCCGCCGAAATCCACGGAAGGGTCGATGCCCGTCGTGTTCTGGACCACGTATCCGATCGGAAACACGACCCGCCCGGAAGCGCCGTCGCCGACATGCGCGCTGATCACACCGTCAACGGAGACTATCGTGCTGCCGTCCACCCTTACGCCACCAAGCACATCCGTGGACGCCTCTGGCAGCGTGTAGGCGTTCGCGCCCCGTTCGACCGAAGCAAGCTTCGACCGTTCGGAATCGGTCATCATGCCGGACTTGGCACTGTCGGCCACACTCTTCGCGTCAGCCGCAATCGACTCGGCATCCTCGGCGGTCTGATTCGCCCTGCCGATCTGCGCCGCGAAACCGGAAGCCGTCCTGTTCGCCGACTCGGCGACCTGCCTGACGGAATCCAAATCCTCGGAAGCGACCTCCGCGTTGATCGTGCCGCCTGAAATCGACAGGCCACGGCCAGCCGTCAAAGACACGCCACCACCGGTCGAACCACCGGAAGACGAAGAGGAAGAACCGGAATAGTTCGCATTCACCGACTGCACCGGCAGTCCGACCTCGAAAGTCGAAGTCAAAATCCCGGAATCGATTTTCACGATCCGCTTCGTCACCACGGCGGTGACGTTGACGCCGGAAGCCTGATCCGTCGCGACGATCTTGTCATCCACGCGCAGACCGTCTCCGACCTCATCGGACAACGTCACCTCGACCGATCCTCCGGTCTGCAATTCCTGCAGATGCTTCTTCGTCTCGGATTGCAGCGTGCCCAAATCCGCGTTGGAATAGTCGTATGTGGCGCATACTTCATCGGCCCCAACGAGCGTCTGCGTCTGACTCACCACGCCGGTCGCGTCGGCGAAATAATTGACCACCAGACGGTTCTTGAGCTCCTGCGAGCCAAGGCCGATGAGATGATTCACCGCGCGACGGTTGGTCTCGGCCTTGAAATCCACCAAGTCGGAATCGACCGTATTGGTGATGATGCCGACCGGCGTGATGCCAAGCAGGATGTGATTATCCTTGGCTTGGAAGTCGAGGCGTCTGCCGCAGGATGCGAGCAGATTGCGGAAGCCTGTGTAGGCGTCCACATAACGTGGATTCTGGAACATCCAATTCGACAAAGTGGAGGCATCGGAGGAATCGACGATGAACACCGAATCCAAGCCGATGCGTTTCAAGAGGCTTTTGAGGATGTCAGGCAGCTTGCCGGAGACGGTCAGGTAATCTTGATTCACGTCCGGCTGCAATATCTTCGCCGCCAACATGCCAGTCCACGATTGACCTATCCAGGTTGTCGTAGACGTTCCTCCGACGACGGACACGCGACGATCGACTATTCGGCCTCCAACATCACTTCCATCAATCCAGAAATACCAGCCACGTTCGATTCCCGGCGCATCCGGATCGTCGACGGTCAGCTCGAAATTGTTTTCGTCCGTGCCGCAAGCCCAATCCAACGTCACCCGCGATACGCTCGCATGTGGCGTCAGCTTGCCATCGGCGAGGATAACGTCAGCCATGGCACACCTCCAGAAACGTCATACAGGGTCAAATCGATGCCATAATTGCCGGAAACCGTCAACGGCGAATCTCCTGCCGGTATCGGCTCGAAAACATATGAGCCGCTTCCACTGCCGTTGCCGCGAACGCCCTTGTCGAAAACATCCGAAACGTCGCCGTTTTCGGCTGTCAGCGTTATCGTCTTCCGTAATCCGGTGGCCGACAGTGATATATGACCGCCTTCCGGCACTGCCGCATCAACCGCGTAAGTGTTGCCGCCAATCTGGAAAGACGGGTTGACGCAAGGGCCGAAAATGACCGCAGCGAACTCAGCGGCCTTGCCGGTCGGATTATGCACCGGCAAGGCGATTTTCGACAGAGCCAAATCGGTCGGCAAGTCCAGTGGAAGGTCAATCTGCGAACCGGTGCCTGCCGTCATCGGAAAGAAATGCTGCACCGGCAGCGCGCGACGCCAGACGCCATCGCAAAGGACAATCGTGTAATCGACTTGCGCGTATTCCGGCCATGGCACGAGACCGAGCGAAGAACCGACGACATAAGCTTGTTGCGTCCATTCGCCATCGACCGTCAACGTGCCAGGCCGGACTGCCTGCACGTCAGCATCGAAGGCTGTCTGAGCGGCATCCAATATGGCTGGCGTTTTGGTGCGGACGGTCATTTTCGCCGTCGAAGCGTTTCTGCTCACCGATTTGATGCCGCGGGTGGCCAGCGTGTACGTCCATGCGTATCCGCGCATTTCCTGCAGGTCAGCCACCCACAGATCATCGGCGTTGAGGTCGATGACCGTGCCATCATGCGACGTGTATTCAAGCTCGCGCATATTTGCGGATCAACCTCCCCAAGTCACGGTCGCCGACCGTCGAATCATCGGACGCGGCGCTGATAATCGCGCCAAGATCGTTGTGCAGGCTGGTTATCGCCGCCACCACGGAAGCGGTATCAACTTGTACGCTGACCTGATTGCCTGTCATCTGATTGGCTGTTGCAAACACTTCGCGTGGAATCTTCCGCTCGTTCAGCAAGCGCATGTTATCGACGCCGTAATAGGCCGTGGCCGCAGCATTGTGCGTGTACTCGCCCGCGGTAAGACGAGCGTTGAGCAGATACACGCTGTCGCTCAACCCGTTGCCGGGCGCCCACGCCGGATCCACGTAGCCGGAGAACATGCCGCCGCCTGCGAATTTCTGGAAGTGGCCATCAGTGAACATTCCACCGGTGTAGCCACCCGCCTTCTTCGTCTTCTCCGTGACGGTGAAGCTCTTGTCCGCGATCTTGAAGTTGTTGATGGAGCGGAGCACCGGAGTCGCTTGGTCGTTGACCGATGCGGTGCTCTTCTTGTCGTTCAGCTTCTTGCGGTTGACGGCGTCTACCTTCGGTCCGGCCTTGTCGGTCGAATTGAGGGTGTTCTTCTTGTTGTTGAGCCTCTTCGCGTTCGCGGCGTTCGTCTTCGGCGTTGCCCTGTCGGTGGAGTCCAAGGTGTTGCGCTTGTTTGACAGTTTCTTCGCATTGGCCGCGTTGACCTTGGAAGTCGCATTGTCTTTTGCGTCGAGCTTGGCCGTGGCCTTCCTGCCGTTGAGCTTGCCGACGTTCGCGGAGGCCGTCTTGGCTTTCTTCGACGCCTTATCGGTCGCGTCGATGGTCGCCTTGACATGCTTCTTGCCGAAGTCGTCCATCATCTTCCGCGCCTTCTTGGCGCTGGCCGTGGCCCTCTTCGCGTCGGCGTCGAGCTTGGCCTTCGCTATCTTCTTGCCGAATTTGTCGAGGTTGGTCTCGGAATCCTTGGTCTTCTTCTTGGCCTTGGAATCGTCAACGTCAAGCTTCGCCTTGTTGTTGTCGGCGGTCTTCTTGATGTTGTCGATGGAAGCCTTGATGCTGTCCGAACTCAGACCCCAACGGTCTGCCAAGGCGTTAGCGGCCTGTTCGCTCATACCCGAGGCTTCGGCCTGCCTGATGATCGCGTCACGCGCGTCCTGCAGCACGCCGTTCGCACGTTCGATCTCACCGCTACTAAAACCGGTGCTCTCGCCCTGCTTGAGAATCTTCTCCGCAGCGGCCTGGGCGCTGCTGGCGATGTCCTCCAAAGCCTGCTTGGTCTTCGTACCCTTCTCGGAAAATCGGTCGAGCAGATTCCCGCTCTGGTCGAACACCACGCCATTATCCTTGCAGGTGTCGGACAGTTCACCGATCTTCTGATTCAGTTGGTCGACCGCCTGATCCGCAGTCAGATTGCCGGACTCCAAACCAAACAGAGACTTCACGAGGTCGTCGATTTCCTCGGACGCGTCCGAAGCGGAAGAGCCAAGCTCCTTGTTCGCATTGGCGGCATCCTTTGCAGCCGAAGCGGACTTGCCATCCGCATCCACGGCGTTCTTGGTTGCGGCGGTCTTCTGCTTGGTCTGCTCCTTGGCTTCCTGATATGCCTTGGCCTCGTCCTTGATGCTGTCGCGCATCTTCTGGGCCACGGCCATCTGCGAATGGCCCTGTTTGCCGTATTCCTTCAGCGCGGCGTTGACCTTATCGGTCGCGGCCTTGTTGCCCATGGCGGCGCTGGTCATGTCGGTCAGGCTGATTTTCGCCTCGCCCATCCAGTGCGTCATGTCCGCGCCGGCGAAATTCATCTTCTGATAGGCGGAGGCGATTGTTTCGCTGATGCTGCTGCCGGATTCCAGAACCGACTGCAATTGCTCCGTGGCTTCCTTGGCCTTCTGCTGGCGGCTAATGAAGGCGCTCAGTGCGGCCCCGGCCACGGTCAGGGCGATGCCCCACGGGCCGCCAAGCAGGCTCATGACACTGCTGCCAACCGCCTTGAAACCAGCCGTCTTCAACTGCGCTTTGGAAGCGGACATGCCGAACGCCTCCATCTGCTCGGAAGCGCTCATCGAAGACGCCCTGAACATCTGGAATGCGGTCTGCGCGGATCCGAGCGCCGTCTTGACGCGTTGGATCGGATCGATGGCCAGACCGATGTTGTTGGCCATCGTGCTGGTGCTGCCGTTGAGATTGCCCGCGGCCTTATGCACCGCTCCGAACACACCGGCCAATGATGCCATGACCACGAGCGTCTGCTGCGCGCCTAACGGCAATCCCGCGAACGCGTCAACCAGCGTATCCAAGCCCTGAACCATCTTGCGCAAAGGCCCCTGAGCGCCCTCGCCGATGGAAATCATCAAGGACTCCATCGAACCGCCAAGATTCTCCAGATCACCCTTGAGATTGTTGTTCTTCGCAGCCGCCTGCTCGGCGGCGTAGCCGCTTTCGGACACGGCCTTCGTCCACTTGTTGACACCGGATTCGCCGGCCTCGTACAGGTAGTTCGCGGCCTTGATGGCATAGCTGCCGAAGATGGTCGCGTTCGCCTGGTTGCGCTGCTCGTCCGTCAGATCCTTTTCGGCCTTCTGCAATTGTCCAGCGAACTTAGTCATGCCGACGAAGTGGCCTTGCGCGTCATATGCGCTGATGCCTAATTCCTTCATCGTGTTGGACGCTTCGGTGGACGGCGCGGCCAGTTTCATCAGCATGCTGTTCAACTGGGTGCCAGCCTCGGCGCCGATGGTGCCGTTCTGCGCGAACAAAGCGAGCACGCCGGTGGTCTCCTGGATGTTCATGCCGAAGCTATTGGCCTGCGCGCCGCAATTATTCAACGCCTCGCCGAAATCGGAAACGTTGCCGACGGCCTTGCCGGCGCCGGCCGCGAGCGTGTCGGCCACCTGAGAAGCCTGTGAGCCTTTCAGGTGGAACATGGAAAGCGCATTCGCCATATACTCTGCTGCATCGCCGACGGCCATGCCGTCGGATGCGGCCAGATTCAAAGCGCCGGTCAATCCGCCGGTGAGGATGTCCGTGACGCTCATACCGGCCTTGCCGAGGTCGTTGATCGCGTCGGCGGAATCGCTGGCGCTGTACACGGTGCTCGCACCGGCTTCGATGGCGGCCGCGCGCAGCTGGTCCATTTGGGCGCTGGTCGCTCCGGTGTTGGCCTGCACGGTGCTCATCTGCTGGTCGAAGTCTGCGGCCATCTTCACGGCGGCCACGCCGAAAGCGGCCACGGCCAGTCCGGCGGCGGTCATACCACTGGCGATGAGCGCGGACTTGCGTCCAGTGTTCTCCATGCCGGACGCGACGCTTCGCGCGGTCGATCCAGCGCGGGTCATTGATGCCTCGTAGGATGCGGTGTCGGCCATCAGTCGGATGACGATGTTCTTGTTCTCGGCCAAAGCATCCTCCTAAATGTCAGCAGGTCAGATGCGCGGTCAACGCGTTCGTCGCGGGATTGTCCCTGCCATTGTTGTCAATCCACTGTTTCATGGCCTGCTGCATGTGCGCGGTGGCCCAGCAAACGCTGGTTTCGGCATGCAATGTAAGTTCGGCCTTCGGGTCTTGGCAGATCGAACGCGGCAAGCCACACAATGGGCACAACGAACGTTCGTATTCCGCCAACGAGCGCATCCAATTACGCTCCGTCTCATCCCATTCGACCTCATCACCCCTGCTCGGCATCCAACCAAGGAAACGCTTGTAGCTGATGCCGAGCTGGCGGCAGATGCGTAGGTCCTCGACTAGTTGCGGAGAACCTGCGAGGCGAGGTCGAATGCCGCTTTTGGGTCCGCTGCGGTGCTGTTCAGTTCGGCGATGGCCTGCCAGAGCGGTGTGAACTGGCCGTCGGTGAGTTCGTCGAACAGATTGCGCCACGACTGTTCGGTCTTGTCCTCGTCGGCCACCGGTTTGCCGCCGATGGTCGCGGAATCAAGCATGAGCGGCAATGCCGCGGCGGCGGTGCCGAACATGTCGTTCGTGCCGGACTCGTTGCGGTGCGCGGCCAATGCCTGCGCCCACTTGCTCACCGGCAGTGCTCGCAGCGTGAGCTTCAATGTTTCCGCATCGGCCTGTTCGCGGAGCTCTTCGATGCGCCGCGCGGTGGCCTTCGCCTGCCGGTTCGTACCGGCCTCCGTGACTCGCTCGCGCGTGGTCTCCTCGGCCAGCGTATCGCCCAATCGCGCAATGTCCTCGGCGGTCTGCTGGTTGAGGATAATATCGACCTCACGCGTGCGCCTGGTGACTTTAAGCATATGTGTTCCTTCGCTCTAATATTCATGTCCCTTTGCCGGAAAAGAGGAAAAATAGGATCCCGCACCGGCGAAAGGAACGAAAGTCCGATGCGGGAAGAATCAATCAGGCCACCTTCACGTTCTCCGCCCAGCCGGGAGCGCGAACGGAGAAATTGACCTTGCTGCGCAGCACGCTGTTCGCGGCGATCGCCACCTTGGCGCTCATGCCGATACGGACCGAGTAGACGTTCACCACGTCTCCGGCTGTGAAGGTGTTGTCGGTCGGCTTGCCGTAGCGGCGCACGAAGTAGCCTTCCGCACCCTCGGTCAACGTCTCCATCGCCATGTTCTGCGCGGAATGCGAAGTGTTGGTGTTGTCGATGACCTCGATGCTCGGGCCACTGATCTTCTTGCGTCCGGGATTCTCATAATCCTGCGCGCTGTTCTCGCGCTGGTCGGAGATGGAATCCTGCGACGGCGAGCACGACCAGCCGCCCAGGGTGACGTAGTTGCTCAGGTCGGTGCCGGCGCCGATCTCCGCAGCGGTCGGCTTCTGGATGTTTTTGATGGACGGCACCCAAATCGTGTTGACCAGACCGTCCGCCGGTGTGGAAGGAACTTCAGTCCCAAGAGTCAAAACCATGACTCCTCCTTATAAATATTGGGTCACATGCGTGACCAGTTGAATTTGAAAGTCAATAGGCGCACCTGATAGAGCAGGCTCGTGTCCTCTGCGGTGAGTCCGGCCGCATATGCGCCGGAATCGGAGAACAGGGTCAGACATCCGGTGTCGAAGCCCTGCGCGACGAACCGTTTGCCGGCCAAGGCTGGAATCATGAGGTCATCGGCCAGCACGTTGACGGAATCGGTGGTGGTGCTCACAATGCGCACCAGCAGAGTGCCGATGCCGCAATGCACGTGTTGCGTCTCCCCGACTATGTGGCCGTTCGTGGTGACGGTCTCGATAATCCACGGTGGCTTGTCGGTCGGTTTCGGCGCGGTCTGCCGGTACACCTTCCAACCTTCAGCCGGTTTCGGCACATGGTCGAGAATCGTGTTCGACAAGGTCATTATCGACTGCACTAGAATCCCTCCACTGCGGCACGAGCCACATATTCCGCGAGCTTCGGAAGCTCTTCCTCGCCATGCTCGTAGAACCGGTGCGTTCCACCACCTTTAGCGGTTCCGAAGAACGCGATGTTGGCGAGGCTGCCGGCGCCGCCCTTCGACGGGCCGATCTCGGCTGTGATGCGTCCCGGCGCTTCCTTCACCTCGTAGGTGATGGGGATGCGTCGAAATGCCTTGTTGCCTGAGCCGGAGAGGTCTTCGCGAATGTCGTTTTTGACGTTCTGCGCACCTTTCTTCACGACCATGGTGATGGCCGCGCGGCGGGCGACTCCTTTGGAGAGCAGCTTGTCGGCGAAGGCGGTCAGCTCGGACGCGTCGAACAGGCTTGTGACGCTCATGCGTCCTCCTTCACGTTCCAGCGGCAGGCCGTCGCCCACGACTTCTCCGATTGGGGGGAAATCATGCGATAGCGACGGCCCACCAGTTCCGGATTCGCCGACTTCGTGACCGTGACCAGATCGCCGTTGCGCAAGCTGGTACCGAACGGGAAATGGATGTACAGTGACCAGACCAACGAGACGGCGCCCATCGCCTGCGCCGCACTGCCCTCCACATTCTCCGACGCAAGACCACCGGAGGTCTGCACCTTGCAGTGGCCCGCATACACCTGCGTGGATGCCGGCTTCACGACGCCCGTGGCGGGGTCGGTGACGGCCTCGCCTGGACGCGTGACGGTGCATTCGTCGGTCATGAGCGATTCAGCGTTCCCGCGCGCACGCTCCAACACGGATGGCGTCAGCATAGGCCGCGCCTGCCTGCAGGGGCGATGGTGAAAGCGCCGGAAGCGCCATAATCCGAGGGTTCCAGCAGCCTCCACTCGTCATCGAGAATCGTGATGGTCGGCACGCTGTTCGTAGTGCCGACCGTCTCCTGATAATCGTCGATGCGGGTGCTTTTGGAGGTCGTGCCCTCCGGATTGCGCGAATACCGCGCGACCGCCAGCGCCTCGACCAGATCGACCGTGCGCTGTTCCAAACGGCCGGTCTCGATAATCAGGTCAAGATTCGGCAGACGCTTGCGGATCGCTATCTCGGCGAGCTCGATCCACGAGGAGATCTGGTTGACCTCCATCGGGTCGGTTATCTCCCTGCAGAGCTGCTTCGCGACGTCCTGTACGCTGGCCGTCATCGGATCACCGCCTTACTCGCTGGCGGCGAGACCGCAGTCGCGAAGCGAGCCGATGAGCGCGTTGAGCTGCTTCTTCGTCTCGTTCAGGGCGGCCACCACCGCGTTGAATTCCGCGGCGGTCGGAGTCTCGCCGGCGGCGTTCGCCGCGTCGGCGGCCTGCACGGTGGTGGTCACGGCAGCCTTCGGAATGCTGACTGTGCCGGTGTTCACCGTGATCGGGTTTCCGGAATCGTCGACGAACTGCACGCTGACCGGCGTGTACGGCGCCTCGGGCTTCTTTCCGGAAGCGAGTGTTGCGTAAACGGTGCTCACGATAAAGCCTCCAATCAGGCGGTGATGGTGACGAACTTGGTCTTGTCCTTGACCACGAAGCCGATCTCGGCTTCGATGAGGAAGCCGATCATGTCACGCTGCCAAAGATTGATGGCCGTTCCGTTGTCGTTGATGGTGGCTTGGTCGGACACCTTCATCTTGATGCCCTCGACGGTGCCGTAGATGGCCTGAGTCCAGTCACCGGCCACGCCGAAGATTTCCGGCTTCGCGGCCTGCCCCTTGCCGCTGTCGGCGGCGACTGCGGCGACGTGGCCCCACGGGGACTTCACGACACGGCCGCCGAAGAAGGAGCCGAGAGTGGTGGAATCCGGCATCGGCACCAGAAGCGGACGCCCGTTCGCATCGGTGGCCTGCAGGAACTTGGACAGTCCGTGGGGGCTGAGCGCCACGCCGTTGAAATCGCCGTCGTTCTCAAGCACGGTGGTGGCGATGTTCGCGAAATCCTTGTAGTCGCCCTTGCCGATGCTCACCGTCTTGGCGTCCGAGAGGGAATCCACGTTGGACTGTGACGGCAGCCCGATCACGCCGGTCAGGAACGTCTCATCGATGCCCTGGGCGATCGCCTGGGATGCGCGGGTCTTGATGGTGTTCCACAAGGCGCTCTTGTCGCGGACGAACTCGTTGGACACCGGGATGATCTTCGCGAGCTTGAACGGCTTCATGATCTTGTTGCCGATGTGCGGGCGGTCCACGGCGATTTCCTCGGTCTCGCCAACCCATGTCGCGGCGCCGGCGTCGGTCAGTGTGTCGTATGCGGCACCACGTCCAGGCAGCGCGACCTTCGTCGCAAGCTGGGTGACGGCGGACTGCTTCAAGGTGTCGGTCCAGATCTCATCGGACTGTTCCGGCGTCAGGTAGACGCCGGTTGTGGCGCGATTCAAATCAATTGCGGCCATGATTGCTCCTTAATAAGGTTTGATGGTTGTGTCTTAAAAGCCCAAGGCGTCGAGCTGCGCGCCGAAGACCGCGGCGTTCGACTTCGTGCGGCTATCCGGGTCGGAGGAATGCTGCACTGAGCCGAACAATGCGGACAGACCGTTATCGTCATCCTGACGCACGCCCAGATCCGGATACTGCTTCAGCAATCCGTCGATCGCGGCGCCCACCGCCTTCTGGTCGGATGCGTCCAGGTTGGACGTGTCCAGCAGCTTCAGGGCGAGTTCCGGGTGCGCGAGCCTGCCTGAAGCGGCCTGCTGAATCTTCGATGCTGCGATCTCGGATTTCAGCTGGCCGATCTGATTGGTCAGGTCGGCGATCGTGTGGCTGGATTTCTGCAGCGAGTCCTTCATGCGGTCGAGTGCGCGCTTGCCTTTGTCGCCGAGCGCGGCCTCCTCTTCCAGGCTTGCCGCAGCGTCTTCCTGCGGATTCGACTGCTGTTCCGTGTCGGCGGCGGTGTTCACGTCGGCCGGCGCGTTCTGCTGCGCGTCCTTGTCTTCCTGCGTATTGTCGTCGTTTTCAGGCTTTGCCATTATGCATATTCCTTCCGTTGCGGATTCGGATATGAAAAAGCCGCCGAAGGGATTGCCCGATCAGCGGTTGAAAAATCAATCGGCTAGAGTATCCAGCCGTAGTCGTAAAGCATTCGGCGAGGATCCTTGCCGGTCTTCTCGCAAATCTGATAGATCGTTTCGGGCATGAGACGCGGACGGTCCACCTTCGTGTACCTGCCGCCGTTCTTCACGAATTCCTTCGCATATCCGGCGCTTATCATGCGACCCGACGCGAAGCCGCGCTTGGTGGTACCCTCCACCGTATATTTGATGCGCCTGTCGTAGACCTGCGCCGTGCTGACGCTGCCCTTGCGACGGTAGGCGTTGACCAGCTGGTTCAGATCCGCGCCGTCCTTCCAGGCACGCGCGTTCGCACGGCTGCCAAGCACCTTGACCAGCTGCCGGTCATCGAGACCGTCCAAGTAGTCGTTCGCGCTGGTCACCGCCGTGGAAGGCTTCTTCGCCGTCGGCACGGCGATGCAATCGCAGCGCGGATGCCGTTCGAACGGTTCACTCCCGCAAGGCCGGCCGGCCAACACGACGCACCTGCCGCAACTCGGCGGAGTCAGACCACGCACGTAACCCACATAAGGATTCCGCGCATGACCGGCCACGATGGCGGCGGAACGCTGAGTATCCGCCAAACACGTGCGCATGCGCGCCTCGAAACCAAGCTCGATGACATGCAACGCCACGTCGACGGTGCCGCCGTTGGCGATGACTTGCTTGCCGCGAGTCACAGCGCCCCACATCACGTCGATGGTGTCGAAGCCATTGCCGTTCACGCCGACCCATTGGCGAGGGTCGGCGGAATACTGCGCTGGCAACTCCACGCGGCTCATGCCGTCAAGAGACGCCATCGATTCAGGCGTCAACTCCAGCGCTTCACTCGCCGTCATCAACTGGGCGCCATCCAGCAAACCGAACATCTCTGGCATGCACAGGGCGAACGATTCGCCGAAATCATCGGACGCGTTATGCCGCCACAATGCCGTCATCCGACGTGCCAGACGGTTGCTCCTGCGCCGCAGGTCCCTCGCCTGAATCCGAGCCTCCTGTGGGAGCGTCTGACCGTAAGCCATCGTCCACCTCCGGCTTCAAGTACACATAATCAGCGGTTTCGTCGGCTTCGAGCAGCTTCTTAGCTCGGGCTATCTTCTCCGGCCCCCAACCAAGCTCCTCCCACGCCATCTCACGCGGCATGAGCGGCCGCCCGGCGGTGTCGGAAACGCTGTAAAGCTTGGTGACGGCATCCGCACGCTGCGCGACCGTAGGCGTTCCCGCGTCATACCAGAGTGCGTCGGCATCGTCGAACGCGGTCATCGCGGCGGGACCGGACACCAATCCTGCTACTATGCGGCACGTTTCGACGGCCTGACAGCCAAGCGTCCTTTGGTCGCGCTCGATGCTCTTCACCAGCTTGGCCTCACGCGATCGGATGGCATCGGCCGAAGCCGCGTCATCGGCCGCCAGACCGAAGTAGTTCGGCGGCAGACCGGTGACGCCGGAAGCCAAGCGCGCGTAAAGGTTGACCATGCGCTCGAAGTTTTCCATGCTGCTGCTGGAGAACTCGAAGGTCTTCGCGTTCGCGTTCTTCAACGCCCATATGCGGCCGAAATACGCCTCCCACGTGGTCAGAGGCTTGCCGTCATCGTCAACGAAATCTCCCTTGGTCGCGCCGAGAACTCCACGCTGCGGAACGGCATGCGTCTCCTGCGCGACCTGCGCGTTCGTCAGATCGCGTGCGCACGCATCCGTCAGATCGATAACATCGGCCAACGCCGAAGTGCCACGTATCCGTGGCCAAGCGCGATGCAGCGGAATCGTCGTGCGCGGATTGCGGTATGCGGGTACAACAGGCACCACGCCAAGCGGGTTACGCTCAACGGAGATGACCTGCCAGGATGGAGAGACCGTCAACGTCGCGGCGGGAAGATACAGCCGCCATGCGACCGCGCTCATGTAATCCTCGGAATCCACATCACGGTAACGGCGCAGAGCCGCATCGATGCTTCCAGTGACCGGATTGCGATGCGCGATGATATCGATGGGCGACACGTTCTCGATCAATGGCCCGGCGCCGTTCAGTTCCACGACCTTGAACGACATGCCGTACACCTCGAAGTCAAGGTAGCTCGACTGGTCCTCGTCCATGCCGACCGAACGCCACAACTGCCAGGCGTCATCCGCCAGCTGCAGGTTGTCGCCGACACGGAAGCCCTTCAGATCAAGCCTGTCAACACGGCTTTCGGCGACAACGCGCGGCCAGTTCACAATGACCGTGAACCGCTCCAGCTCGGGCGGGATCGCCAAGCCAAGCTGGCGCAGATGCTGCTTGCCGTCAACATAACGGTCGAGCTTCTGATAATTCGACGCACCGGCCTCCATCTGGGTGGAAAGCCGCACAAGCAGCTGTTGAGCCGACTCGGGAAGCCACATGATCCACCTCCATCATCTGAAAACGAAAACCTTGTTGTCATCGGAACCCCAGCCCAACGCGCGCATGTCGGACGCCGCCTCATGCGCGAGGATGTCGGCCATGGTTATATCGATCTTCTGATTCTCACTCGGCTTGCCGAGCACGTACTTGTCGCCCGGCTTGGCGACCTTCCTCGCGGCCATCATGTGCAATCTGGCCATACGGTCCATGGAATGCGTCGTGCTGTGGTCGGCAGTATCCTCCGTGAAACGTGTGAGCGCGTCGAACATGCGCCCGATGCGATTCGTCGGCCACGGAACAACGATATCCTCTCCATACTGGTAGCCCCACGCCTCAACCTGAGACTCCCAAGGATGCGGATCACAATAGAAGCGCTTCACCTCATAACAATCGAACATCTCGGACACGCAGGCGTCGACCTCGCTTCGCGGTATGCGCCCCTCCCATTCGACCGGATTCCAATACGCCGGACGCTTGGAAGGCCCATAGGTCGGAGTCCAACGCCAACCATCCACGGTCTCCGCGCGAAGCGCAGTCCAGTCACCGGACTGGGAGCCATCGAAGCCAAGGCAGATCTCGGTGCCGGGCTTCGGCGGCTCACGATCGACCATCGTGGAATCGTAAAGCGCCTCCGGCATGAAGGAACCCAAACCCTGCACTATCTCGCAACCATAGAATCGACGCGCCTGCGCCGGATCGCGTGCCATAAGCTCCGAAGCCGTGGCCTCCACCTGGTCGAGCGGAACCCACGGCGACCCCGCGTACACGAATTCGAGAATCTTTCGGCGATCGGCCGGATCCGCGAAATCGAGCGATGGGTCATGCTTCGGAAAGAACTTCATAATGTCCGTGGCTGTGGATTCGTAGGTCATCTGACCGAAACTTGCGTCCATCGGGTCCCACGGATTCGTCAATTCCAGCATGCGGCCATCCATGGCCATAGCGCCACGCATCACCGTGTCGCCAACCTCGAACATGCCGCTGCGTCGAGTCCAGATGCCGGATTCGTCGCCGAGGACGAAGTTCACAGGATTGCCCAGCTTGGAATGGGCCGAAGCCGTCACAGGGTCGATGCGTCCGCCGTTCGGAAGGCGGATGAAGCCTTCACGGACTTTCATCAGGTCGGACAGGTGACCATTGCGCACCATCGACTGCAAAGGACGGTAGACGTTCGCAGTCTGCTCTTCAGAAGTGGCGAGCAGCTGAATCAAAGCGGTACGACGCGGCATGCCCATCGGCTCACCCGGAGAATACACGTATTCGAAACCGCATGAGCAACCCCAGTCGGAGCAGCGGAACGTCTCGCCACCCTTGGCCCATCCACAGAACACGCAAGGCCCAACACCCTCAAAAGCAGCAACAGCCGCACCGAAAGGCGACTTACCTAGCTTCTGCCCGCCGACAATCTGACCACGACGCCACTTGAACGCCGCAGCCTGACGAGGCCGAGCCGGATCATACACCGCATCAGGCTTCACCCGATAAAAATCGATGGCGTTATCCAGCTGCCAGCCGACCAGTTCGAACGGCTTGCCCAGATCATAGCCATTAGGCACAACACAGTGCGCGGCAATCCAATCGGCAAAGAGGAATCCAAGGGACTTCGGAACGACCGGCGTTTTCTGCTCGCTCATTCCGCATCCTCTTTCTGATTCTCAAGCCACCGCTGCTTAGCGCTCTTGAACGGAATGATCTTGTCGGAAGATTCTGCCGAGCGTTTCGGCTTCGGCTCGTCATCGACAATCGCCCAACCATTCAAACGAAGCCCTTGTGGCGTCAAGCCGATGGTGTCGGCATACCGTGCAAGCGCGGTACGGTCAGCGGCCTTCGCCTCCGAAGACTCGCAAAGCACGAACTGCCTCACGTACAGGGCAATCGTCGTGAACATGTATCCATAACGCGGCATATGCCATGCGATTGCCTGCGGCAACCGCCACAGGTCACGCCACAATTCACGCTCACGCCGATTCCACGCCTCCGTAGCCTTCTCGTCGCGCTCCTTGTGAAAACCGTCATCATCCTTCCAAGTGTCCCAAATCGTCCACTCGGACAGTGGAAAAGCCTTCGGACGGTAATGGTATCCGCGAGCCGAAAGAGGAAGAATATCAGCGCCAAGACCACGCGCGTCCGACCGGGCGCTGGACGGATCCGGCATCGGACCGGAGCGTGTGCGTGCGCCACCATGCGTCGCCATGCGACCTCCAATCCTCGAACCGGAAAAATTACGGTCTCGGCCAGTCCGTCAAATCTTGAACTATCCGCGAACTTGCGAGTCCCCTCACCGGCGGTCCTGGCCTTGCCGTTCGGGGGTACCCCCTAGGGGTGTTGGCGGGTTGGTTGATGTATTTTTTTCCTGTTTTGGCGTGTGTTTTGTTGTTTTTGTTGTATGTGCTTGTTTGGCTTGTCCGCTTGCGTTTGATTCGTTTGTGTCATACTTGTGCTTGCGTTTGCGGTTTGCCTGTTGGTTGCGATTGCGGTTGCCACTGTGGCTCGGCTTAGCGTCGCGTCCAGTGTTCGCTGCTTGCGGTTGCTTTGTGTTGTCCGTCTTGTCTGTTGCAGTGTCTGTGTTCCGGCCCTGTCCAGCTTTGTCTGTTGTCTGTGTGGCCGAGGTCCCATTGGTCTGTGGCTGTGACTAGTTGGCCGCATTTGGCGCAGGTGTGTGTTTCGCCTGTGGCTAGGCGCGCCTCCCATGCCCTGCGGAGGTGGCGGTGTGCCGCGTCGTATCCTCTTGCCGTTGAGCTGCCGCGCTGCTGGTTGTATGCGTGAGCATGGGCGTGGCAGAACCTTTGTCCTTGTGGTACGAGCTGCGGGCAGTTGTGCCAGGCGCATCGACGGAGGCTCATGTGGTCCTCCCGTCTTCGATGGTGAGGGTGGTGTGTGGTGTCCGGCATGTCCTGGGTACATCACCCGCGAAGTTCCCCAGACTGGCCACAGCCATTTATGGGCTACCGGAGCGATTGGTGTCGCCGCCTAGGTCGGCGTCCTTTTTCACATCGGCCCCAAAGGTTTTCGCGTGGCTCCATGCCGGACAAAATCAATTATAGCTAATGCCGATTGGCAATGAATAATGGTCCGACCGTTGGTATTTGCGCTGTTCCGCATGCTCTGCCTTGATTACTACGAAGGCATGGACAGGCGGTTTGAGCATCACCGCATCACGTAAACGCGGGATTGGCTTGCCTGCCGCTGTTGGTGTATGCCCACTCTGACGCGGAGTGGGCGGAGCGTGTCCGATATGCCGTTCGGACAGGACGGTGTTACGCAACCCAAGGAGTTAGGAGAATCCAAGGTGGATATGAAAAGGGTTCAAACCGCATGTCTTCGGTTTGAACCCTCTAATCCACTGACAATTCTGCGTTGCACTTTCGATTTTGTCAAATCGAATCGCGTCGCAACACCTGCCGATGCACATCCGAAAGCCTGTACAACGGCCGTCCCTTCTCGCTCTCACCGGCCGGCTGGAGCCTGCCGCGCTTGCGCCACGAACGAATCGTGTTCGCATTGCACTGGAACCCGCACTCGCGCAGCAGCTCCGCGCACTCCCCCGCCGTGAACGCCCTGCCCGATTCGATGCACTCCCGCAGGAACCCCAATCGCACGTCGACCACGCGATAAGTGTTGCCGCACACCGGACAGTCAACACTTACCGCGCCGACCTCCGCACTCAGCTCCACGCCACACAGAGGATTCAGACACCTGCCGATACCATGCCTGGATGGCGGCACGTCGATGATGCTCAGCGTCTTGCGCGCCAACCGCTGCCAGTCATGCCAAATCAAACCGATGTCCGGCAGGCGGTTCAACCGCTGGCATGACCAGCATGCCTTGAGCATGTCGACGATGGGCGGGACCGCGATGCTCGTGGCCCATGGCATGGCCGGCGGCGCATACAATCGACACCACAACGCCGTCACCGCATCCTCGATCTCCTGCAGATGGTCAACGACCGAGAGTCTGATCGGCGTGGGCGCGGACGGCAGGTTGACACGTCCAGGCTGGTGACCCCCGTAATGCGCCGTCGAATCCAGAAACTCGCGCAGGGCGTGAATCCAGACGGGATAGTCGTGGATCCATCCCCTCAAAGCGGTCTCGCACTTGTCGCACATCGTGGCTTGAATACGGCACTCACCGCCGCACACACTACATGTTGTGGTTGCTTCCCGTTTTTCGCCCATATGTTGCGATTCTAGCATTTCGGCCATCCTGAATCGAACATCAGTTCCATTTCGGGTATTCCCGCCCACGGGTCCGGATTGTCGGGATCCGGCCGCATCGTCGGGAACCCCTCAAGGGTCGAATAGTGGAATTCCCTCCCGCTCATGTCGGCGGGTTTGACGCTGATGGGCATGAGCCCGCATTCATGCGCGCCGAGATACATTCCGTCCGGGCTGATGCCGAGCGGTCCCGCGACCGTCTCCAATCTGATCGTGTCCGCCTGCGCGATGCGGCGGATCCGGATGAGCTGCCGGCCGAGGATAATCGCGGTGGTCAGGTCATCGCCGGTGATGATGCCGGCGTCCCATGACTGCCAGACCACGTCACGTTCGCTGAAGATCCACCGTCCGCATGAGCAGACGGCCGATACGAGGTGCGCCGGATTGCCCGGTGGCGCGAGCCGGCGCATCCACAATGGTGGTTTACGACTCATCTCGCCACCAGTCGATGAGGTCGGTGATCTTCCAAGCTGTTTCGAAAAAGCATCAGCATGACGAATCCTAGGATGAGCCCGGACACCTCAACGAGAAGACCACCAAGTTTTCGGATGATTCCCATCATGATTCCTACCCTTATCCGAGGCTTCGTTTGATCGATTTCCAGATCTGGTCGAGTTCTCCGTCCGGCAGACCGCTCACACGGCCACGCTGGAACAGATCGGCCTGGATCTGCCGTTCGTTCTCCGGATGGTTCTTCAGCCTTCCGTACGCCCAGGCGTGCAATGTGCTGTTGCGTTGGCCTTCCGGCACCGGCGTCATATCCGGCGTCCCCTGCGAATTGGACGCGGCCGGCCTGTCGGCCATGACATCGTCCAGGCTCAACGACGGAGCCTCCTGCTTTGGCTCGTTCGTGTATCCGAAATCCTTGAGCATGCGCATGATTGCCTCACTCGCCTCCGGCACCACGCCCGCCGGCAGATCAACCAGCTCATACCGGTTCCCATCGATGACACTGCCCGGACCAATCACATAGCCCTTGTTGCTGACGCGCAGGTCAATTGGCAGATTCTGCTCATGCACAGCGTTCTTCAGCAAGCTCACATCCATGCCTGCCGGCATGCGATAATACAAGTGCACGCCATGCGGAGTCCTGGTCACCAACGTGGCCGGCAACGCCTGGGAACCGTAATCGCCAGCCAACGCCTGCAGACACTGCCACCCATCAGGACCATCAGCCTCAGAAGGCTTGTCACAATCGATGACGAAACAGTCGCCAAGCGGAATGACGGCATAACGAGTCATCTTGTCGGTGATGAAAGTCGAATCCGTGTGGCTCTCGTCCGACGGATTCAACCGCTTCCACGACAGCGACACCTTCCCATCGACCGGACCACCAGTCTTTCGCGCCTTGCCCTCGCATGGCGCGAAACCGACATTGCCAGCCAACGCGGATTCGACGATGCCGGCCAGATCATGACAGTCGCCCACATCATCCAACGTTTTAAGACTGTCGCGGTTCGGCTTCGACAATGCCGTCTGCCACCAAGTGTCGGCAGGCTTCGTCTCGTTATCGAGAGCGGCCTTGCGATACACTTCGAAGCGATTCTGGTCGGCGACGCGCACCACACGGCATTGACTGCCCGGCAGCGCCTTGGTCTTCGAATTCTCCAAGCCCAGCACGTCCATCAAAGACTGCGGCACCGCCGTGTGAAACTCCTTGCGATAGTCGTTCCTGGAAGCGACTGGCACGCCATACTGTTCATCGTTCGACGCGATCTCACTGATCAGCCAATACATCTCGTCACTGATGGTGCGAGCAGGACTAAGATTCACAATCTCCGGCTCATCCGAACGCTCCCACAAGCGGCACGACAGCACGAAGAACGCTGCGGGATGTCGATGGCAGAACCCCTCGATCGCATGATATTCGTCATACGAGCGGCCTTTCGACTGGTGGAATTCGACCTTAATGAAACGACGCGTATCGGAATTCTCGCCTGAATCGGCGAACTGCATGTTCGTCAGAATCAGCAATGTGGCCGATGGCGTCATCACACGATAACGGCCGCCCGTGACGCGGGCGTTCACCTGCGAGCCTGTCGAGAGTGCACGCAGCAATGGCAGCATGTCCTCCGTGACAGCGCAAGCCTCATCGTCAATGGCGAAAGCCTTGCCGTCCATCTCATCATTCATCGACTCGCGCCCCAGAGTGTAGCCACCGCCAGTGCAATAGCCCTGCACACTGAAACCAGGAAACACTTTCCCGACTCCAAGCACGCCAAGGATCGCCTGGCGGGCGATCAGCGTTTTTCCGTCACCACCATGACCAGACAGTACGTATGACAATTGTTTGAATGGCTCAAGCCATGGCGTCGCGAACATTCGGCAAAGATTCGCGCAGGACTTCTCATCGACGGTCAACCATTCGAGAATGCGCTTCGCATCCCTCAATGCCTGATTGCCCATTCCTGCCGGTGAGAATGTCTGCGTGACCGCAATATCCGGCTCATCCTGCAGACAGACGATTCTTCCTTCACGGCGCACCCACACGCATGGGTCGCAGCGCACGCCGCGTTCGACTTGGTCGAACCATTGGCTTCGCTTCGCCTCGCGAAGAATCGTCGCACTGTAGAGCGGATTACGCTCACTGCTGCGCGCGTTCGTGCCGATATGGTATTCATCCTCGATGGTTTTCACGGGATGCCATGAATTGAGGATGAGCCTTTCGCCCTCATGGTCGGACGTGTCTGGGTCTCGACGCCAGAGCCTTTGCTGTGACGGGCAGTAGCGAAGATGCCCTTCGCGGAGCTCCCAGATGGCTTTTTGATAGCCGGCGGCCACGACTGGGATTTTCTTGCGATGTTCGGTGGCAGTATCGCCACCATCGCAGATAAGTTCAAGGTTGCGGCCATCGATGGTCGCAATGATCGTGCGGTCGTTCGCCGGCGCGAAGGTGAGTGCGAGCAGGTGGAAGATTCCCGCGAATTGCGCTGGCAGGTCTTCAGTGGGAATGGGCGAGTATTTGCTGTAGTTTCTCATTTTTTCACCTCCTTTTTGCGGGGACGGTTACTCCCCTATACACACAACACAAAAAACAACAAAAAAGACATATATATAAAACACTTTGTCCTTTTGTCCTTTTTCTATATATGGTTGATTTTTCGTCCTTTTTGGGTGGACTTTGCCTATGTCCCCCTGTGTCCACCACGTCCCCGCAGTGACGTTTTCGATTAGCGAGACGTCACTGCAGGGATGTGGTGGGGACGTTTTCCTATTTTTTAGAATTCAGGCTCTTGTCCGCTGCCCGCGCCGAGCGCGTTGACGACCTGGTCGACCGTTTTGCCGAGCAGTCTGGCTATCTCCTGCACGTTTTTTCCGGCGGCCTGCAGTTGGGCGGCCTGCTGTCGTTCCTGCATGGTCAGGCCTGCGGGCTGGCCGATGGTGACTGGCTGGCCGTACTGCGGCTGCGGCGCATACTGTTGCGGGGCTGCGGCCTGCGGGTCGTTCATCGCGGTGTTCAAGTCGGCCGTCTTTTTCGGTGTGACGACGTAGTCGTAGATTTTCGCGTCGTTGTAGCCGCGGGTCTTCGCGGGCTGGGTGCGGGCGAAAGTGGCTTTCAAGTGGTCTCCGACGTTCGGATGGTCGCCGACTCCAGCCTGACGGCACGCGAGACGCAATTGGCCGATGTTGTAGCCTTTTACGTACACGCCTCGAATGCCGGAGTCTCCGACGCGATTTGGGTCTTGCAGTGTGGTCTGCAGGTGGATGACGACCTGCGGCTTCGGCTTGCCGTTGGGATAGTAGAGGGGTTCGCCGGTGGTGAAGTCGGTCTGCTGTTCCGCGCGGATTTCGACGATCTCGCCTTCCACGCTGGTGCCGATCGGATCGTCCTTGCTGAACGCGCTGGGCGCGCCGCCCTGCATCACGTCGTCAAGGCTTAACGATTCGGCGGACTGCTGCTGCGCCTGTTGTGGCCGGTAGCTGGCTCCGCCTTGCTGAGTGAATCCGCCACCATAGTTTTGCGTTCCGAACATTGTGTTTTTTACCTTTCTGTTTTCCTGTAGGTGGATTCCAGCAGGCCGATGGCCTGCCGCCATTTGTCCGGCAATGCCGGATATTGGTTTTCGTTGAGTTCGGATAGTTGTCCGAGCTGGTCGTCCGGCCAGCTGCCGCATTGGAAGCAGTGGGTCGGACTGGTTGGCAGAGCGTGTATCCACGCGTCGCGCATTTCGGTTCCATCCTCTTGTTCGATGAGGTCGAGGAGGTTGGCGATGAGTTGCGCGCGGCTGAGCGCCCACCGTCCGGGTTTCGGGTCGAAGTCGAATTCGATCGGCAGTGCGTCGGCCAGGCTGACGCTGTTCCTGGGCAGGAAGTAGATGGCGTTCCTTTTGCAGGGTTCTCCGTCGTTTTCCAATCCGATGCCGTACAGGCTCGCCTGGATGCGATATTGTTGGCTTGGACCGTTGGCTTTGACGTTGCGAATTGTGGTGGGGCCGGTGATTTTCCAGTCGATGGTCGTGTTGTTTTCCGCGTCGTACAGGTCGATGCTGCCGTGGATGAGCTGATAGCCGTGGAGTCCGTGGATTTCGCCCACGTCGACGTGTCTTTCGGCCTCGAAGCGTTTCACGGCCCATGGTTCTCCCCCATCGTCGTCCGGGACGGTGAATTCGTCCTTGCGACTGTTGAACAGGTGTTCGAATCGTTCGTGGACGCATGTGCCGATGAATGGCAGCCATGCGGCCGACTGGCGTTTCTCCCATCCGGCGAGTCTGGCGGCGAGGCAGTGGAGGCAGTCGGTGCCGAGCTCCGATGGTCCGATCTCCTTTTGCAGGCTTCTTGGCTGGTTGGTGATGTGGTCTTCGATGATGCCGCGGATTTCCGTCCACTCCGTCGACTCCACCGTGGGTGCCGGCGTCGTTTCCGGTATGGTCTGGTTTGCGGCCATGACGGCCTCGAGGTCGAGTTCGCTGGCCATTTTCATGCCTCGCATTTCACGTCGAATAGGTAGCGGTACAGGATGTCGGCAAAAGCGTCGAGGTCGTCCGCGTCGAGGAGATACACGTTCTCGCTTAAGGACTTGTCGTAGGCGTCCAGCGCGTTGTTCAATGCGTGGTTGAAGTGTTGTCTGATGATCTTGTCGCCCATCATTCGACCACCAGGCTTGCCGCGCCGACTTTCACGCAATCCTGCAAGGCGTTTTCGCCGACCTGTTTGATGATCGTGGATAATGCTTTTGGTTTGATCTGGTAGCAGTCGGCGTACTGTTGCACAGGAAAACGCCGTTCGAATGCTCCAGCATCGAGATTGCGTTTGCCTTTCCGGATTTTCACGGTCAACGGTCCGGCAGCGTATTCGCCGGGCTCGCGGTTCTCCATGAGTTCGGCTTTCAATCCGTCGGCTTCTTCCTGCAGGTCGGCGATGCGGCTTTTCAGTTCCACGTACCGTTTGGCCAATGTTTCGAGATTCTGCGCGCTCATTTGCTTGTTCCTTTCACGATGATGCTGGTTTTGGTGGGGATGACGCTGGTCTGGTGGTGCGGGTAGGAGCGTCGGTGCGTTTCCACGACGTCGAACGCGGGCATGGTTCGCATGGCCGGCCCCAATGGTCCGCACGTGCGGCAGTACGGCATGTGTCCCCTCTGCTTGCTCATTCCACGTCCTCCACTGTCGATTGCGTCATGCCGTCGTCTTCGGTGGCGGGATTCGTTTCCTCGCACCGTCGGCTGATGATCACGGTGTCGCAGGTCCTTGGATTGCGTAGGAGCCGGCTGATGGCCGCGCCTTCCTTGACGACGTTCTGGCAAATGTCGATGCATTTCGCGACAGTTCCGGCAGGCGTGCCCATCAGACCCTTCTTTTCGATGGTCTGGTCCGCTTTGTCGATGAATGCCGCGGCTGCGTCGCCGATTTTGCTGGCCGCCGGGTAGAGGCTCGCGAGGTCGGCGCTCATGTCCTCGTCATCGATGAGGGTCTGCACAACGTATTCACTGGTGTTTTTCATGGTGTTTTCTCCTATCTGGGTATGTATTCCTGTTTGAAATAGATGCTTGCCTGTGTGTGTGGCGTGTATGGCTGGCCGTGCCATGTGAGCGGATCGCCGCTTTTCCGTTTGCGCGGCCTGCCGTGCGCGCCAAGCACGTACTGGTCGGGACGGTGCACGTGCACGCTGGCTTCGATGATCTGCCGGTCGTCCATGTAGGCGACGCCGTTCAACGCGTCGGTGAACAGTTTCGCCAGATTGTCCCAATCGCGTCCGCGCCGTGTTGCCGTCCAGAATGTGAGCGTCAGGCAGACTGGCCCTTCGTAGGGTGGCAGGCGGGGATACTGGTTGCGCCATTCCGAGTACACGCGGTTCTCGGCCTCCCGCGTCCGCGTCGGGGTGATGCCGTGTCCCTGGTAGACGCGTGGACGACCTTTCGACTGCGGGTCGCCAGGCACGGTGAGCTCGCACACCATTGGCCATTCCGGCAGGCTTAATGTTTCGAGACTCAATCCAGGTCACTCCAATCGGGTGTTCTGCCGGTGGTGAGGAAGCCTCCGCGTCGGGTCCGCGCGTTGACGAGCAATCCCATGCCGGCGAGCCTGTGCACGTCGCCCATCACGGTGCTCCGGGGGATGTTGAGCCGTGAGGCCACCTTGTGGCTGCTGGGCGTCACCCCTTCCATCTGCAGTGCGACGGTCGTCTCGTACACGCGTTGGATGCGTGGCTTCACGTCGATGTCACGCCGGGTGCGGCGTCTCATCCGCGTGATGTACTCGCGTTCGTCGTGGATGAGCCGGTCAAGGTCGATGCCGGTCTCCTGGCTCCATGTCTTCGGCGAAGTGTGGTGGCCGTGGCTTCGGGATGCGCCGTAGTGGATGCTGCCACAGTTGACCGGAGCGTATTTCGAATGTTTTTGCAGGCTGTCCGCTCCGCTAGGCATGATTGTCGTCCTTTTCGTCGTATTTCGGTGCGAACCGTACCACCAGCCACAACGTGGTGGCGAGATACACGCCCTCCACCACAAGCGCGCCCGCAAGGCTCCCGCCATGCCAGGTGAGCATGAGCGTCACGCTGGCGACGAGGCCGACGACCGCGAGCAGGAACTTGACCCTGCGCAGCGGATAGTTCGGCCGTTTCGCCTCGCGTTCCTTCCGGTCCTCGATACGGAAATCGTTGTCGGTCATCTGGTGCCTCCCGTTTCGTTGTGGAGTTGGTAGTCGAATGTCTCAAGCTCGCCCGCGGTGATGGATGCGAGCGTGCAGGCGCCGTCGGGCAGGAGTTCCACGAGTTGGGCCCCGCCTTTCGGACTGATGCGAACCGCGTATCCGCTCATGCCAAGCATGACGATGCTCGCCTTCGGCGGCTTGGGTGGCGTCAGCAGCGTTTCCGCGTCGATTCTCCTGAGTGACATCACAGCTCCTTGTTGATCGTGTCGATGATGAGGTCCACGATTCCGGTGACGTCGAGGTCGACGTCACCGACGATGTGACCGAGCGGACGCCTTGCTTCGATTTCGTCCCATACGTCGCCACAGGCCGGCATGATGGCGTCGCCATGGTCGTCGAATTCGTCGAACACGGCCCTCACGCACGCCTTGCGAATGTCGTTCATGCAATGCTCCTTGTGCAATTCGTCTCGCCCTCCTCAAGCCATTCGGCCACGGCCGTTTCCGGATAAAGGATCATCCGCCCGTGCTTCACGAACCGAGGACCCTGTCCACGGAAACGCAACTGGGCCAGATACCCCTGCCGCGTCCGAATCTCCTCCGGCGTCTCGGCCCCGAAAAGCCTCGCCACCTGTGTGGTGGTCATCATCTGCTGCAAGACCATCACGCACCCGCTTCCAACGTCGGCTGAGCGCGACCCCAGTACCGGTCGATGAAATAGCGCTGCCCCTTGCCGGTGACCTTCGGAGTACGGCTGACCGTGGTGTGACCATCGGCATGGGTGACGGTGGTCTCCTTGATGCGGAACAGGCCGAGGTCCATCGCACGCTGTGTCGGCACGTTGCGATTCGAACCGGACTTGCCGAGATACCCGTCAGCCTGAAGAAGACGGAACAG